AACTCATTTTTATCAAAAACTAATAGACGGACTTAAAATAAAAAATTTATTAATGGTCGCTGACTTTTATTATTTTGATGACACAATCAAATTTATTGATTTAAATCCTCGCATCGGCCAAGGAATGGTTATGTATGATGATTTATGTGATAATGAATTTTTACCGAGTGTCTTTGCAGAAATGCCTTTACCTGAATTTCGAAGACATTTATGGAAAGAAACAAATTTAAAAGCTGGAACTATAAAAAGCGTTGGTGATTATAAATCTATAGAAGGAGCAGATCTTGCTTCAAATTGGTTTCTACAAGATGGAGTTATAATACCAGAAGAATATTATATGTCAAGTCAAGTTTTTCATTTTTCTTTATTCATATCTAGAAAAGAAAAGACTGATATGTACGAAACATACCAGTCTTCTCATGATAAATTACAAGCTTGTATAGAATATTATTGAGTATTTAAAGCAATTGCTGCTTCAACTTTATCGACAATCATATTCGCATTGGCGTCATTTACGACATAAGTTTCAGTTCCTTCAAACGCTGCTAACCATTCATCGGTTGCCATTAGTTCGGCTACGGCAGCTCGTGCTTGCCATACAACCGATTCAGAAGCATTGACTGCAAGAATCATATCAACAAACGCAAAGTCTAAATCGCCATTAGCGCTAAAGGCAAAACAATTTCCGTCTGCTTCAATTTTTCCTTGTCGTGTTTGAATTGTAAAAATAGTATCTGCATCATTAGCAAGATAACCACGAGTTGTTCCGCCTGAACCTTCATATGGAACAATTTCAAAATTTACATTATTTGCTTCGCCAAATTCATTAAGAAATTTAGTTACAGCATCAACGCCACCCCATGTTGCGATCTTTACAGTTTGTCCTGCCATATCATTCACTGAGTTGAATGTACGACTACATATAATTGTTTCATATGTTTGAAGAGCTACGATGGTTGATTCGTCAATATCTACACGAGGCATTTCTGAATCACCTGGCCATTCTGTACTCCACATCGTAAGTACGTCACCGCCATCAAAGTAAGTAGATGCAACTACAGGATTTCCAGCTTGCACAAAGTCATGGTCAATTTTTGTACCAACCATGTCTAGAACTGCTTTAAAACCCCCTGAATCAGATCCAGTATTTACAATTGTTGTTGCATTTGCAAGAGGCGCAGCCAAGACAACAGCTGCTGCTAGAATAATATTTTTCATTGTCAATCCTTATTACGAAAAAATTATATGAGGTGGGACCATCATTTTGGTCCCATTAGTTTTATATATCATTCAGATAATGATAGGATCTGGTCCGCTCATTAGAATGAGAATGTTGCGCCTACTACAACGTCAGACATGTCTTCCGCTTCTAGGTCGTAACCAGTTTCAATGTATAGTTCTAGGTTTTCACGAATGTGAGTTGATGCTCCAAAATCCAAAGTTGGTAGTTTATCACCCATTACGAACTCATCGTCATAGATAGCAATATCTGCTCCTACTGTTAGGTTAACATATCCACCCATGTTATAACCTAGTTCTGGAGTTGTTGTAAGTGTCATGTTTTCTGCATCAATGTTATATTCTGCAGTTGTGTCAACACCAAGTGAAATGCCAGTAGCACCAAGTTCGATAGCTTGAGCGCTAGTAGCAGCAAGTAGAGCAGCAGCTGTAAAAGCAGCAAATTTCATTTTAGTAATCCTCTGTAAAAGTTAATGATGCCACACTTCTGTTGCTAGGCAGTGGCCGCCCCCTTAATTATGCTGCTAGAGCGTAACCAGAAGGTGCAAAGTTATCGTTTGCAGTTATTGTTTGTAAACTAGCCCACATGTCGAAACCTATTTCGCCCCCATCATAAAAACTCTATGTCAAAGTGTTTATGGTGGAGGCGTCCGGTACTGCCCCGGAGTCCATATAAACCTTAAAACGCTTACGATTTATTTAGCTTTTGCTAAATGCTTTTTCGCATACTCTGTTGCGATTCTTCTATGATGTGATATAATTATCACATGACCGTCTTTGTCATAGACAACGTACTTCTTCTTCCTCTTCTTGATCGTGTACATATAGTTGTAGCAATGCATAATGCAAGACCTTCATTAGATCTTTACGAGCATCCTCCCTAGAACCTTTCTTACCATATCGTTGAGCATACTTTAGTACATTACCAATACAGAATCCTGTTCCATGTCCACCATCAATAATAAACTCAGTCGCTTGAAACTTATCTTTAGCATAATGCTGGTTATAAGTTTTGTTAACATAAGTTTTAAATTCTTCTATATATTTACCCTCATCAAACGTGTAATCTGGAGTTAATGGCCATTCGTCGAAAGTGAGCGTGGTTTCTCCAAGATCTAAGTCATCGATGGTAATAGTATCCATCATCGAAGTGACATTGTCTGATAAGGTGATATAAGGATCTGCCATTTATTTCTCCCAATAAAAGATATGAGCGCCAATGCGCGTGATTCGATTTAGTTTTTTTGACCAGAATGGTTTTGCATAGCTAGCATGATAGTGTGTCGCACCTTCAGTAATTCCACGAAATTCACCATGGACATACATATCACGTGCAAACTTACGTGACTTTTCCCATACTTCTTCATCATATGGAGTATCGCTTTTACCATCACAATACCAACTAAATTGACAATAACGATTACCTGGTTTATATCCATCATGAACCACTTCACATGGCGTGTTTGGATAACGTGTGCTTTCAACACGATTTAAAACAACGTCAGTAACTCCCATAGCATCAGCCAAAGAACTAGCTGCTGTTTCATAATAAATGTTAAGAGCTAAACACTCTAGTTGTTTTTCTTGTTCTTGATTTGCTGTGTATGAAATACCACCCGCAAGTACGGATGATACAAATACTGTATTGACAAGAACTGCTGCAACTGCTTTTTTCATTTTACTGCCTCATTCGTTATAAGAGTATCCTAACATACTTTAAAACAAATGTACACAGTTATTTTGCAATTAATGGAAAAATTTGCGCAATTACTTTGGCTATTTCTCTGGCCAATTCCATATGTTCTTTTTGTGTCCCATTCTCAGAGCGTAGCTCGATATAGTGAATCCAACTACGAATGGTGCCATTAACATACAACCGACTAACTGTGTTGCCTTCTGGCAGGACTGCTCTTGCTTGTTCCTTTGCGATTCCATTTTCTAATGCCCAATTGTATGCCATTTTAGCTGTCTCAATAACAGCTGCTTGTTTATTTGCCCATTCATCTTCCAGAGCCATATCATCATTAGCAATACTGTTTTGACGATTCTTTTCATCCTGTAGACGCGCTTCACGAATTACGAAGTGATTAGCATTAATATCACGTATATCAGCATAACGCTGGCTAAACTCTTGAAAACTAAACGAACGATGTCTAAGAAACTGTCGTGCGATGTCTCGTGTTGTTTCAACTTCGAGGCAGGCTGAAGCCATCTCAAAGGGTGACCAGTGCTTGTGTTTGACCAAGTATCCAAGGAGTTTGGAAGTCGTTTTTGTGTTAAGTTGGTTCGATGGGTTGGAGACACGGGCGCAATACGCGATGAGATCCTGGATATTGTCTAATCCTCCTATTGATAGTTCGCCAGTATGAATGCGGTTTGTTGGCTGGCTATATGAAATTAGTCGTGCTTTTGTCACAGTTTAAAATCCTCAAATCGTTTGTTCATTTCAGTCTTTTCATAGACTGGTGTATCATCCATCAATGTTTGATTATTTTCATCAACATCAAACAAGCGCATCTTAGATCTATCTATTCCTAGAATAAATCGCTTCTTATATGTCGGATCATTATAACGGTTTTTCAATTGTTTAACCATAAGTTGCCCTTGTTGTTCCAGTTCTTCAGTCGATACCAGAGCAAACATAAGGTCAGCTGTAGCCGGCAAACCAAAAGATTCAGATGTATCTTCAAGTCCAACATCCGAATTCGAATAGCCACTACGAGTAGTTTGAGTCGCAGATACAACCGGTACATCAAACTCGACGGCGAGGCCTCGTAATTCTTCAGCAATCGCCTTAACATAAGTGTAAGAGTTAATAGCACCGCCCATACCTTTCATACGAGATGAAGCACAAATATTCAAATAGTCAATAAAAATAATATCAGGCTCAAATTTCTTCTTGAGTTTTAATTCATTCAATAACGCTCTAAAGTGTCCAGCGTGTGCTGAACCAGTTGGATATTCTTTTACAATTAATCGACCATTTGTTTGCTTTGCTAATTGAGATACTTTCTGTGAAAACATATCTCGTGATAACTTGTCAAGCTGATCTATAGGAATATTTAGCAGGTTTGCATCAATGCGTTCTGCAATTCTTTCTTCAGCCATTTCCATGGTAATATACAAAACGTTTTTCTGATCGGTCAATGCTGCCGCTGCCATGTGGCACATGAACAATGACTTACCGACACCGGTACCAGCCAAAGCAATATTAAGTGTTTTGTTTGGCAAACCACCTTTTGTAATTTTATTGAAATAGTCTAGATCGAATGCAATACGTTCTTCTTCTTTATGATAGAACTCATAACGATCACTAAAGTTTTCGATATAATCATGGCCGATATTTGCGTCAAAATTAACTGCCAGAGCGTCTGAGAGGATCTCTGGTAACGCATTCTTTGTAAGTGTCTGGTGTTTACCATCAATAATACTGATAGATTCCATTACAGCATTATGTAGAGCTCTGTCCTGACACCACTTTTCAGTTTTATTAATAAGCCACTCATAATCAATATCTTCAACCTTAAAGATCTCTGGTAGGATCTCAACAGCATGACGATACTGTTCATCATTAAAGCTATCAGAATCATCTAGCTCAATCTTAAATGATTCTTGAGTTGGCAGCTTATTATATTTTGAAACGTATTTACCGATCTCTTTAAAGAGCTGACGATAAACACCTTCAAAATAATCATTGTTTATAAAAGGTAAAACCTTCCGCATGAACTTATCGTTCACCAGAAGGTTTCTCAAAATTGTTTGTTCAATGTTTGTCAAAGCATTCCACTTTCACGCATTTGTTGACGGATTTTTGTAGCACTAATATCGTGAATTTTCTCGCCAAGATCGTGTTGCGTAAAAGTATATCCGACACCACGACCGTAGCTAATGTCTACGATATTTGGTACCTCCATTATAACATATTCTTCATTAATCGTAAACCCTTCTCGGGCTAATCCATCAATAATTTGTGAAGAAACATAATCAAATCCAAATGGATTATCGTTTTGCTTTGCTGTACGTCCAGCGCCTGCATCTACATTTTGGCCAACAATGCCACCAACATCGCGAACCATGATTGCGACTTGACCGGTTTCAGCCAAAGCTTTTTTAAATAATTCTGTATGACCTTTATGCCAAGGCTGCCATCGCCCTAACATTTGCGTCGTAGGTTTTTTCCAATCAAATGCCATGTTCTTCCTTTAATGTATTTGCAAAGTTTATAATTGCTTCATCAGACATAAATCCACCAATTCGATGGTCTACATCTTTTGGTTCTTCAAATATTTTGTTTGTGTCATCAAACCGACCTGCTTCAATTGTATCCATCCAAATGGTAAGGTCAGCATCAAACTGTTTACGTGTTTCACCTGTAGGACAAACAAAGTCACAGATTACTGTACGACCTCGAGTACCTTCAAAGTTAGCCAATGTATTCATGCGTTCAGATTGGCGTCGACGTCCTGCTGGTGTAAAATCCCAGTCGTTTGCCATCTCTCTAACTTTGTCAGCATTATACCATGCACTATTCAAATGAATTTGAAGTCGTTTTGCCAAGTGGGTTTTTCCGGATCCAGGCAATCCCATAATTAAAATTTTCATTCTTTAGCATCCGTCATCATTAGTTCATCTTTTGTAATAGCCATTTCAATAACGTCAGTCAAGATAAGGCCAGTGAATTGTTGAAAGTCTTCGTTATCTGGTGATAGAGTATCATCAGGCGTTTCAATAATTTCAAAGTTATAATGAATAGCCTCATCTGGACCATTAATTGTAATAGCACCAAATTGAATAACCGTCTCAACATATGGACCAGTAAGAACTCTGATCCACCAAGACTGATCGTTTTCAGGTGAAGGGATCAACTCGTAGTCAACCCCTTCTGATAGTTTATCTATATTAATCATCTACAATTTCGTCCATTGATACTTGGTCACGATGTCCAATAGTGTATTGCTTTTTTATAAACTCTTTGAAGTCTGTTTCTTCGAAAATAGGTTTCCAAAAATCTTCTTGGAGTGTAGCATCGTGTCTAACCTTATTAGGATACTCGCCAGTAGATTGGTCAACAGCTGCATACCAACCGTTAGAAGGTTTAGTAACATAACCACCGGCAAGAGCAACATCGAGAAGCCCTGAATAACGCTGTACGCCACCATCCCAAGACACCGTAATAGGAATTTTTGACTTTTCTTTAACATAACGTGATTTCTCTACATTGATTACAAAGTGATAACCTTGAATCTCTGTACCTTTCTTATCTTGTTGACGTCCAAGAATCCAGATATTATCTGCTGAATAATAAATGCCTGTACCACCACCGACAACATCTTTAGGAAACAATCCGATTTCTTTGTATGTATGATTAATTGCAAGCAATGGAATATTCTTCATAGCAAGATATGGAGTTGCCATACGGAACAAACCTTTCAGAGCTTTAGCACGTGACATATCAGCAACTGACTTTTCATTCAGAGCATCTTCCATTTCTTTCTTAGATGCTAAGTTACCAATAGAGTCAATTACAACAATGACGTTATCATTACGATCTAGCTCTTCAAGCTGAGCAATCATATCAAACTTAAGTTCTTCTACGTTTGTAATAGGAGTATGAAGAACACGTGAAGTATCGATATTAAATTGTTCAAAGTATGTCTGAGGTGAACCAAACTCTGAGTCATAGAATAGCATAACAGCGTCTGAATACTTACGCATATAGGCTGCTGCCATAAGAAGGGCAAAAGATGTTTTAAAATGTTTTGAAGGACCAGCTAGCACTGTAAGGCCAGGAGCGAGTCCACCATCAACAGAACCTGATAAAGCTACGTTTACCATAGGAACATCTGTTGGAGTCATATCCTTTTCATTAAAGAATTTTGACTCAGAAAGAACTTCAGTATTTTTTAACTTAGAGTTCTTTTTGAGTTTGTCCATAATCGACATACGTGTCTCCTAATTTACTTTGTAATATCGTTTGTACCATGATATAAAATCGGTGATGCCAGTCTCGATATTTGTCATAGGTCTGTAACCTAACTTTTTGATTTCTGATATATCAGCTAATGTATGACGAATATCTGCCGGATGCATATCACAGTAATTAATGTCTGCTTTACGTCCTAGATTTTCTTCGATAAGATTTACGAACTTCATAAGTGGAACTGATTGTCCACTACCAATATTATAAACCTCATGAGTATCAATTCTTCGGACTTTATCTATCAACAATTGTACACCATTTACGATGTCTTGTACATAGGTAAAATCGCGTGACATTTCACCGTGGCCATAAACATCAATTGATTTACCTTTTACAATCTTATCTGTAAATTTATGTAATGCCATATCAGGCCGGCCATAAGGACCATAGACCGTAAAAAATCTAAAACCAATAGACGCAGGTAGTTTACTGCTTTTGAACTGACATTCGTTTGCGTATTTAGTCCAAGCATAAGGATTCAAATGGTGTTTAAATTGCATGTCCTCAACAAATGGAGGTTCTTGTCCAGCATAAACACTTGAACTTGATGCATAGACAACCGGAATATCATATCTCTCAGCAGCATCAATTACGCTTTGAGTTCCGTTTAGGTTATTATCTATATAGGTAGATGGATTTTCTAAAGAATTTCTTACTCCTGCCCAAGCAGCAAGATGAACTATGATGTCAACATCTTTAAGACGACCAGGTTTAAATTGTCTAATATCATCGTTTAGAGTTATAATGCCGTCGTCATTTAGAATTTTAGCACGATCTAGTTTTAATCCCTTATCGTAATATCCGTTAAAGTTATCACAGCCTAAAACAGTATGCCCAAAAGCACGAAGCTCTTGGGCTAAATGATAACCAATAAATCCTGCAATACCTGTTATGAATATTTTCATTCGAAACTCACGTTTTGCTCTTTCTCTCTGTCATCTTTTTCGTATTCAGACCGATACTTATTATTACGATCCATAACATATTCTAGTATTGGCGTATGTGTTGTAAAGTTTATGAATGCCGAAACATCTTTTGGAAAACAAGCACCGCCAAAACCGCGCTTGCCGTCAAAACCAGGGACACGAGTATGGGAGTGCCCAATCCTTGGATCAGTTCCAATTGCATTTGCGATACGACCATAATTACCTCCAAAGTTTTTCACTGCATCATAGAACTCATTAAACCATGTTACCTTAGTTGCTAGGAATGCATTAATCCCATACTTCACAAAGCTAGCATCAGTTGGTGACATATGAAATACTGGACATGGCTTACAAATACTATAGTCTCTATAGATTGATTCTAGTCTTTCTGTTTGTTCTGTATTACCACCGAATATATGTACAAATGGATTTATGATGTCTTCATTTGCATTCTTTTCTGTCAAAAATTCTGGATTGTAAACCATTCTATGTTTGGCAGATCCACGGAATAAATTCTCTATCTGATCAGGTGGTACGGTAGATTTAACAACTATGAGACCGCTTCGGCGCTGAGATAGTTGTTTCAATGTTTTTTCAAGAATAGTTACATCGCATTGCCCATGTTCATGCATAGGAGTTGGCACACAAACAAACGTAACATCGGCTGATACCCGTACGTCTTTTAGTTCAACTCCATATTTAGGATCAATGATTTGTTTTTCTACGTCATCTTGAAATGCGTAATCGATTGCTTTTCCTACAAAGCCATGACCTATAATTGTAATTTTTAACATAGTTTATTATACCATAAATTCATCTAGTTGTACACCAGTTTGAGTAGGCTTTCCTTGTCTTTGTTCCCAACCAGAAACCCAACCAGAATTATTTGTAATTGTAGAAGGAACATGATCAAACGTATCATCACTTCGAGGAACATAGTTTTGGCCAAACCGAACAAAGTCACACATAACGTCTTCATTGTCTCTTGGTGCTCCACCCATACGTTCGCATAGAACATCCATGAATTTGTCTGTACTATATCCGCTAGATAATACTTTCATACAACGTACTGCGTTATTACCAAAATATCCATGAGACATATCATTCACTAGGTCCTTATGATAATCACCTAAGTCATATGAAAACGCAGCATATACAAAATTAAATCGTCTATGACCTGCTTCAACATTATAATCATTTAGAAAGTCTACTACTTGTTTATGCGTTTTCTTAGGACCAACATTTAACCATTCAATAAGCGAATCTAAAAGAGGTTCTAATTCTTCTGTCATAAAATCTAGATTTGTTACGCCTTTACGAGGAGAAGGTGGTTGGTTACCAATAGACGTAAACATGGGTTTACCACTGGCTTTTGTTTTAACCATATGTTCTTTCATATCTTGGATGTCACGAAGACTTCCCCAATGCTGAACGACATTATTACGATAGCCATGGTCTCTTGTAAATGAAGCACCAGATCCTGTAATACGATGGCAAAGATAAACATAGAACCAGGTTTTTGTGTCCCATGACTTAGTGTCATATGAATCTATGATAGCTTTTCTATCTGATTTATGATGATGCTTCTTTGGCGTTTCTTTCATGTATTTTAAATCTTGTAATACATTTGAAAAGCCTGCAGCATTACGAGTGTAACAATCGTAGATGTCAATCTCTTGCATCAGAGGATCGTTAATTACTTTAGTTGCTTCGGTACCAATATAAGAAGTTTTTCCCCAGTTGCAATTCTTTTGTAACCATTCTGCACGAGGATAATAATAATTTACGAGAATATCAATTGCTTCTTCGTTAAGCCACATTTTTTGCCCAGTCTCGATATGAGTCTATATCGTCTGCTAAGTTTGGATTTTGTAATACTGGTTCTTGTCCTACATTCCAGAATAAAATATCACGTCCAGTATTTTTAGGAATGTATTTCCATACCTTACCATCGTAGGTATCTATAGTTGGAAACGGAGGCATGTTTTCTTTTTTCTCTGCCTGGATAAAGGCAAGAGGTTCAGATATTGCTTCAGCTTTACCAAGCTCACCAGCTTTCATATTACGAGAAACACAAACAGAAGTAAACTTAGCGTTAGGCCATGCAATCTGTAATGCTCGTGTCAGAACACCTGTCGATGTTGCTGTATAAACTTCCTCAGGTTCTTCAATCTGAGAAGCTGTCTTTACAATACCAGCTGTTACTAATTCGTGTTTTAAACCAAGAGGAACAAAGAAAGCATTCTTTCTTTCTGCTGCCCACTTTTGTGCTATAGCATTTAAGTTAGGCATTGCTGCAATTCTATGAAATTCTACTTTAGCTCCACGTTCGATGCAACAGGCTTGGTGGTGACTGATTCGCTTTGAACTGGGCATGAAGAGCATGACGTCTTTTCCGTGTCGCTTGGCGACGTCAAGTATACTAACACCAGCAAGGCCAGTGCGAGGTTGAACATAGACGATAGTATCAATGTGAGGCCCCAGGCTGCTAATGAGACAATCTCCACCGCGAACCTTAGAACCAACCAAATAATCGTCGCGAACAACACGAATGCCATCATGGCTACTAATATGTGGGCTTCCATATGGATCCTCCCATCCTTCTGCTAATTCTAAATAATATTCTTTTGGATCTCCGTAGAACGGATTAATATCTTTATTGATTCCATCAATGATATGATTATTATGTGCCAAATAATGATACTCCCCAATCATTTCTTCTGTAATATGGTGGAGCTATGTGAAAGCTAGATCCATGTTCCATATAAGTATTTGCATATTTCTCAGGATCCATTGTGTACCATTCTTTTGGTGGCATGACAACTTTACCTTTTGCTTCTTCATATAGGGTTTCAATAAACTCGTTTGTAAGGTTCCAACGTTCTTTCCAAGATCCAAAGAATGGTGTCTTTTTATAAAACCCCGATTTAGGTATACGTCTGCCTTCGAACTCTACTGGAACAGGAGCAGTAAACCAAACATCATCACCCAATTGATTTCCTTGTCTTACATATTCTTTTAATGTATACTTTAAAGAGAAATCATTATGACGCAATATATGATGCCTAATATCGATAGAACCAAGGCATATTGTAAGTCTGTCCGGCCGTTCTTCCAAGTCTTCTCGAAGTCCCTTCCGTATACTACCAAAAAGAGTCTTACCATCAGTGCGGTAAACGCGATCACCAGTCCCACTAAAAGCGATAGTGTGAGAGTCGCCGATTGTAATACCATCTGTCTTAAGATCCTTTTGTTTTAGTGATGTGACAGATTTCAATCTTTGTGAAACCATATCACACCATTTCTCTGTAATACCTTCATAAGTAGTCGGAGCAGACAATCTTTTCTTTAACATTGCTCCATAATCAGGCATATCCCAGTCAAGAGAAACAACGTTAGGACATGATAGTACTAGATTAATTCTGTCAAATACTTCTTTGTTAGCACCACCAAATAGATTTAAAGTACCACCAAAGTTAGCGCCATGATCAATGTAAACAACGTCAGCCTTTGTAATCTGAGGCGTACATTTATGATCGATAGAAGCTCCTAGCTGATCTCTCCATAATTGGGTCCACCCGTGTACGTGGGACTTTTCATTCTTTGGAATGTTTGTTATTGGATTCGTAATCACAGTCAATGAACTCATATTCAACTCCAGCTTCTTTAAACATATCACTTGTTTGTTTAAAGGATTCTATCCATCTTTCTGGATAATCACCTACAGGCATTATAACACGCTTTATACCTACTTGTACAATACCTTTTGCGCAATCCGAACAAACTGGCAAACCCCAGACATAAAGAGTTGAACCATCTAAAGATACTCCGTTATATGTAGCATTATAAATTACGTTTTGTTCTGCGTGAACCACATATTTGTACTTTGTTTCTTTTACATTCATGCGATCAGGCGAATCGCTGATACCTCGTGGAAATCCATTATAACCCTGAGCAAGTACTTGACCTTTCGATCCGATTGCAACAGCACCAATTTTAGATGATGGATCTTTGGACCATGTAGAAACTTCTTTAGCTAATCCTAAATATCTTACATCCCATTTACTCATTACTTCACCAAATGAAAATGTCTTTCATAAACATGAAGATTTTGAACTTGCCATGTGATAGATCCTTCTTCAATCTGATCACCTGTGTCATACAAGCTTAAATCATTATAATCTTTAACAAGACGCTGCATGAGATGCCGTTGCCATGCGTAATCGTTCTTATAACCAAACACAACATCGTTTGAACGCATTTGTACTACACTATGTAATATACCATCACGAATGTAGTAAGTGACAGCGTTAGTACAAATAAAATCCGATTTTCCATTTTCGTTATACTCCATCCAAATAGACGGTCTATTGTAAATCATAGAAGCACGACGGCCGTCAGGATTTGCTAGTAGTTCATCTAGAGCATGGCCGTACTGATTATAATACTTGTCAGACCAAATTAGATGTCCATAGTTTGAATTGATTTCACCATGAGTATTAGCTGCATATTTCCACGCAGCTGGAGCATCAGCGCCAGACTCTTTGTGAATATCATATATGTTAGTTGACATAGAATCGTACCATGCAATTTCTGCATCAACATAATCTTGCTTGACTGTACCAAAGATCGATGGTTCATCAGCGATAAAACTAGCACCGATTAACTCAATAGTCTTTTGACCTGTCTTATCAACCGTGTAAGCTTCATCTTTTAGTTCGTCAATAAAGAACTGACGAATATCACGAACTGCTGTCATTTGCATATTGTACTCTCTTTCTCAAATCAGACGATGAAAATCTGTGTTCACGTTTATTAAAATATAACTGAATACCACGCTTACGACATTCATCTTTACCAGTAAAATCTTTGTCCTTATATTCCTCACCAAGAATACGAACATCAATTGGATACATGTTTATTATATCACATAAATCAGACTCTGTACAATAAACAATGATCTCATCGACATATTTTACCGCAGAAAGTTGAGCATATCTTTCTACGATAGTTTGTACAGGTCGATTTTTCTTTGGACGATCTAATGTTGGATCTACTTGTAATGCACAAATCAAATAGTCACATTGAGATTTAGCCTCTCTCAACATAGCTATATGACCGGCATGAAGCAAATCAAATGTAGAAGCAGTGAATCCTACAATCATGCGTGGCCTACAGTTTCTCTTTTAATATCATTATGGTTAAACTCTGCCCAATACAATTCGAAAGCAACGCCGTCTTCTAGGCATTCAAACTGATGATAAACACCTGGTTTAACTTTTGTATATTGTCCTGGTTCTAGAATAGTTTCATCAACTAAATCATAATCATTTTGCCATACGCGAATAAGCATACGGCCTTCTTCAACATAGAATCCATTCCATTTAAATTCATGACAATGTTTAGAACAAACACCACCTTTATTCATTTCAATTCGATGGAATTCTAGAACACCATTCATTTCTAGTTGTTCTGTCATTCCCCATACTTTACCGGCTTTCATTGAAATCCTTTCACTGTTTGGTTAATAAAATATAACTGCCTAATAGTTTCTGCAAAGTCTTCTAGCTTTAGCATATTAGGTCCATCACTAGGTGCGTTATCTGGATCTGGATGTACTTCTATAAAAAAACTACTAATGCCAAGAGCGGCCCCAGCACGAGCAAGATAAGGCACATAATCACGATTTCCACCACTCGAGGTTCCGTTACCTCCTGGTAGTTGGACCGAGTGAGTAACATCATAAACAAATCGCTCACCAAGATCAACAAGGAGATCGTACATGCCAGTGAAATCATTAATAAGACGTCCATACCCAAAACTAGTACCTCTTTCTGTAATCCAAACTTCTTTAGCACCTTCGGTTTTACTTAATATTCCTTTAACATCCTGCGGTGAAAGAAATTGGCCTTTCTTAATATTTACAACACAATTTGTTTTACAGGCTTCTACAATTAGATCAGTTTGTCTAGACAAAAACGCAGGAATCTGAATCACATCGACAACACCTTTACATCGATTGATTTCTCCAACAGTATGACAGTCAGTTAGAATCTTAAATCCAGCATCTCTAATCTGTTGAAAGTGTGGTAATGTATCATCGATTCCTAGCCCACGCTCACCATTGATATGAGTACGGTTTGCTTTATCGTAACTTGCCTTAAAAATATATTCAATGCCATATAAGTCACAAACCTCTTTACAATGTTTAGCAATTGCCAGTGATTGCTCTAGAGATTCATGCTGACATGGACCAGCGATGATTCTTACCATTTTTTATAATTCCTATCAACAGGAGTTGTTTCACGATCTTTATTTTTTAACTGATCAATACGAATATAAGCAGCTTGCAATTGTTCTTGCAGCTGCCTAACGTTTTCTTCAAGAATGGCTATATGTTCATCCTTCGTCATTGGCTTTAGTCCTATTCAAAAAGTCTTTGGTTGGATCTTGACCAGGAATAGCTCCACGACAATACGCGACACCGAATGAAGCATAGTTAATTAGATCTTTGAAAGAGTCTTCGAGAGATTCGAAGTTAGGCTGATACTCTGGATCTGATTCCATAGCTTCAATAACAGACCACAAACGAAGAGTTTTAGTATTAATAATATCCATTAGTGAAGCTACACCACGTGGATAATAA